ATTTAATGATTGGGAATACAGTACTGAGTTTGATGCAAAACCAGAAACATCCACATTCATGGAAGGTAAGAATGGACAAAATGATGAAATACATGTAGTAGTAGTAGATGAAACAGGTGTGTTTACAGGAACTAAAGGCACAGTTCTTGAAAGATATCCTTTTTTATCAATAGCTAAAGACGCTAAAAATTCAGCTGGTAGTTCAATCTTCGTAAGAGATGTAATTAACGAAAGATCTGAATATGTCTATATGGCAGCATTTGATTCAGATATTAGTACAGTTAATACTGGAGGCCTCAATGGCGGATTGATTGGAATCAATGGAAAACTATCAGGTGATAGCGGAGAAAATTACATCACTGCAGGCGGAACCGCTACAAAAACTAAAGATTTTCAATTATCTGGAGGTGAAGCTTCAGGCGTGTTAGGTAAAGACGATTACATAACTGGTTATGATCTCTTTGCAGATAAAGATCAGGTTGAAATTGATTTTATAATTTCTCCAAGTCTTGCAGATAGAACAAGTCATAAAGCACTAGCAAATGATTTAATAAGTAAAGCTGCAGCTCGAAAAGATTGTGTAGCAGTTGTTTCACCGGCAAGAGATGATGTAGTAGGTCAAACAAGCTCTTCAACTATAAAAGATAATATTGTAGCTACTGCACAAGCGATTACACCTTTCTCATCTTATGCTGTACAAGACGGTAACTTCTTAAAAGTGTTTGACAAATTTAATGATCAATTCATATTCATACCTGCATCTTCTTCAACAGCAGGAATTATGGCAGCAACTGATATTAATAGAGCTGCTTGGTTCTCACCAGCTGGTTCTAGAAGAGGTCAGTATTTAGGAATTACTTCATTAGCATTTACTCCAACAAAATCAGAAAGAGATGCATTGTATAAAAACAGTGTTAATCCTATTGCAAATATACCAGGGTCTGGTGTAATATTGTTTGGAGATAAAACAGGACTAAGAAGAGCATCGGCATTTGACAGAATCAACGTAAGAAGATTATTCTTAGTATTGGAAAGAGCGATATCAAGAGCGGCAGAACAAGTACTCTTTGAATTCAACGATGAATTTACAAGAGCTGAGTTTGTCAACATAATCGAACCAGTATTAAGAGAAGTCAAAGGTAGACGAGGTATCACTGACTTTAGAGTAGTAGCTGACGCTACAAATAATACTCCAGAGGTAATTGATAGAAATGAATTTAGAGCAGATATCTTTATTAAACCTGCACGTTCTATCAATTTTGTCACATTGAACTTTGTAGCCGTAAGAACTGGTGTAGACTTCGAAGAAGTCGTCGGTACGGTATAAGGAGGTAAGAAATGGCAGTATTAGGCGTAGATGATTTTAAATCAAAGCTAAGAGGCGGTGGAGCACGTCCTAACCTCTTCAAAGCAACTATTAACTTTCCCGGATATGCAAATGGCGATCCAGAACTGACATCTTTCCTTTGTGAAACAGCTCAGTTGCCAGGGTCAACACTTGGTCAGATAATTGTACCTTTTAGAGGTAGACAATTAAAAATGGCCGGTGACAGAACATTTGACGTATGGACAGTTACAATTATCAATGATACAGATTTTGCAATTAGAAATCCAATGGAGAGATGGATGAACGGTATGAACGCACATAGTGCAAATACTGGTCTTACAACTCCTGTTGCATATGAGGCAGATCTGTTAGTTGAGCAACTTGATAGATCAGGTGATGCTCTCAAAAAGTATACGTTCAGAGGTGCATATCCACAAGATATGTCGCCAATTGATTTGAACTATGGTACAAATGATGAAATCGAAAGATTTACAGTTACATTTGCATATCAATACTATGAGACTGACACTACAACATAAGTAATAAATAGTAGGAGAGCGCAAGCTCTCCTAACTTAAAAGGAATATTATGGCTGACGGCACACTAAAGATATTTGGTTTTGAAATTACAAGAACGAAAGATAAGAAGGCAATTAAGTCTATCGTACCGCCACGTGATGATGATGGTGCAGGATATGTAGCATCAACAACTTATGGTTCACATTACGGTCATTACATCAATATGGAAGGTGATGACTCAAAAGATAATGTACAACTTATTTTAAAATACCGTGGTTCTGCAATGCATCCAGAAGCTGATGCTGCAATTGAAGATATTGTTAATGAATCAATAACTTCTATGGATATGAAACCATCTATCACATTGAATTTAGATAGAGTACCAGTAAGTGCTTCAATTAAAAAGCAAATGCTGGAAGAGTTTGACAACATATATAACATGTTAAACTTTAAAGAATTAGGACACGACATATTTAGAAGATGGTATGTTGATGGTAGATTATATCATCACTTAGTAGTTGATGAAAATAATTTATCTGCAGGCATTCAAGAAATAAGATATATTGATGCTGCAAAAATTAGAAAAGTAAAACAAGTAAAGAAGAAAAAAGATCCTGAAACAGGTGCACCATTAATCGAAAAGGTTGATGAATTTTACATCTTCCAGGAAAAACCTGGATCACAAGCAAACGCAATAAGGTTAAGTAATGATTCTGTAAGTTATTGTACTTCAGGATTACTTGATGAACACAGAAAGAAAGTTGTTTCATTTTTACATAAAGCTTTAAAACCAATAACTCAATTACGAATGATGGAAGATTCATTAGTAATATACAGATTGGCAAGAGCACCTGAAAGAAGAATGTTTTATATTGATGTAGGTAACTTACCAAGAGGTAAAGCCGAACAATATATGAAAGATATTATGGCCAAGTATCGTAACAAACTTGTATACGACGCAAAGACCGGTGAAATACGTGATGATCGTAAACATATGTCAATGTTAGAAGATTTTTGGCTACCGCGAAGAGAGGGTGGACGTGGAACTGAAATATCCACACTCCCTGGTGGAGAGAATCTTGGACAGATTGAAGACATTATATATTTTCAAAAGAGATTATATAGGTCATTAAATGTTCCGTTAAATAGATTAGAACAAGAACAACAGTTTTCATTAGGTAGAGCTACTGAGATAAGTCGAGATGAATTAAAGTTTCAGAAGTTTATTGATAGATTGAGAAACAGATTCTCTACTTTCTTTTATGAAATACTTAAGAAACAATTGATAATGAAAAATATTATCACTGATGAAGATTGGCAATCATGGAAGAATGAAGTCAATATTGATTACACTAGAGATAATCATTTTTCAGAACTTAAAGAAGCTGAATTACTTAGAGAAAAGATACAAACATTAGATCAAATTCAAAACTATGTAGGTGAATATTTCTCAAAGCAATGGGTACAAAAGAATATTCTTCTTTTTGATGATGATGAAATCAAAAGAATGGATAGTGAAATAGCTGCAGCGCAGCAAGAACCAGAAGACGATCAAGGAGCAGTATAATGTCTGAAGAAAAACAAATGCCTGACAATGTAGATACCATTGAAGATTTGGTAAAACATTCGTTAGCACAAGATTATAATAAAGCAAATGAAGTTTTTGGTAATGTAATGACTACTAAACTTGCAGATGTATTAGACCAAACAAAAGTAAAACTTGCTGGTCAAATTTACAATGGTGATCCAGAAGATGAAGATGATCCATTAGAGGATGAAGACTTTGAAGAAGAAGATACAGAAGATACAGAAGAAACTGAAGAAGATGATGATGAAATTGAGGATGAAGACTTAGAAGTTCCTGAAGAAATCGAAGATGATGAGGAAGAAGAAGTCGAAGGTGCTGCTGTATAAAACTGAAAATGTATAAATATAGTTAACATGAGAACTTTTTTGCAATTAAGAGAGTTGGCTGGTAGAAAGCCGGAAGGTAAGATGGTCTTTAACAAAAGAGTTAAAGGCGTCAAAGCAATGATACATAAAGAACGTAATGGTTTCGTTGCTTATATAGATGGTGATAGGCTTGATGTTTATAGAACACAAAGAGAAGCCGAAAAAGCTATCAGTGAATTTATGAAACAATATAAGTAGGAAAGAACATGAAACTAATATCAGAATTTACCGAAAACGATATAGAATTTATTACCGAGCAAGATAAAAAAACTGGTAAAAAAAGTTATAAGATTCGAGGTATATTCGCACAAGCAGAAAAAAAGAATCGAAACGGTCGTATATATCCAATGCCTATTATGGAAAAAGCTCTTAATAAGTATGATACCGAGCAAGTACAAAAAGGTAGAGCAGTAGGTGAGTTAAATCACCCTGAAGGTCCGACCGTTAATTTAGATAAAGTTTCTCACAAAATCAATAAACTTGAATTTCAAGGTAATGATATTGTGGGTGAAGCATCGATACTAGAAACCCCTATGGGACAAGTCGTAAAAGGTTTGCTCGATGGAGGTGTCACATTCGGTGTGTCGACTCGTGGTATGGGAAGTTTGAGCCAGCGTAATGGCGCCATGGTTGTCAATGACGACTATATTCTTAACGCGGTAGATATCGTGCAAGATCCATCCGCTCCCGGAGCTTTTGTTAATGGGATTATGGAGGGTGTCGAATGGGTTTGGAATAACGGCATTATAGAAGCACAAACAATTGAGAAAATGGAGACTGAAATTAAGAAGGCTCCACGAGCTAATCTCT